ACCGCAATATCTATCTTTCCCCTTGATGCCGTAAACAAGGATTGTTGATTAGTCAAAGCACAACCATTGAGAGTAGCCAAAAAACGTGACAACGTTGTACATTTTCTGATATTGGTAACACAGTTAGTAGCAAAAATAATGGAACCATTTAATCTTTCTATATAACACTCGGTAAAAGTCACAGTAGAATCTGATAATTGGTTTACTGAAAAGTTGGCAACACCAGTTGTAGACAATTTAATCCGATAAAAGCTTATGTTTTGAAGACCATTTATTTGTAGACACGAACCGATTGCTGTGGCTCCAGAATAATTTATAAGTGTATCTATACTCTCTATTGTATAAGTTCCACCAACATAAGGTATGTTATTTGTAGCTCCATTAAATACTGTAGGTACATTGATAGTATCAGAAGTATTTGACTCAATTGGGTACATATACTCAACACCATTTTGAGCAGTAAATCTAAGAAAGTAGTTACCTACAAACTGATCTGTTGTCCATGTCTTCGTTGAGTCTGTAACGCTTCCTTTAGTATTAGTTGTTCCTTTAACAGTAGCAGTTACTGTTCCAGAATCGCTTACTGTAAAATCGGTTCCAATTACTATCACCGAAGCCCACTTGAGTCCTGCGAAAGTAAATGGTGAAGCACCTATCTCTACCGCCGAATCAAATGTTCCAGATAGATATATTTGCAATCCTGTACCACTGCCCTGTTTAGGTATTTTGGTTAGAGCATAATTTAGTGTCTTCCACGCATCTGTATCAACTCCAAATCCATTATTTTCTGTATCAGTGCCATCTACTGAGTCTATATATACGCTAACCTCACCAAATGCATATATTGATTCCCAACCCCCATTTACGTACTGCATTAGAACACTTCTCCCTGTTGGTGTGTGTAAGAACCATTGACCTGTTATCGGAGAGGTGGGGAGGGTTGCGCCTGTGGGGGCGTATTTGGCTATTTGGCTATAGTAGTCGAAAGTATTTTCTATTGGATTGTAGGTATATGGCATATTATGTCCAAGCAGAATAAGTTGTTACTAAGGTGATTACTTGATCTGCAACATCTGAGGTTTTTGTATAGGTAGTAGCTCCGATTATCTTTTCTACTTTAACGAGTTCTCCTGAAGCGTTTGTGTGGAGTTTAATGACTGGGTTGTTGCCTACGGTTGGTAGAGAGTTGTTACTGGTTTGTAGTGATCCATCAGTCCCTACTGGTACTTTCCTAATAACCCCGTTAGTGTCAACTCCTACTATTTCTCGTATAGCTAGTTGATTAGCTTCATCAAATGAGAGATTTTGAATATGAGTAAGTGAATAAGGTTTGCTGTTTAAGTCCATACCTGCCTCCGAGTCATTTCTTGATAGACAAGTCTATTCATTTCTTTACTATCTGTTGCTCGCATAAGCTTAGATAATATAGATCTTTTCTCGGATGGACTTTTAATAAAGGACAACTCTTTCCAAGACTTAACTACTCCGCCAATCCTATCTAGGATGGTTGAGGGATCAGAGTCCTCAGAAAGTCCCATGTCAGCCTTTATATCGTTAAGCGTCCTTTTGAACGCTCCCATCGTTGGACTGTCACCAGATTTTTTAATTATGTCTAGTATATATTGTTTTACTTCTTTGTGATTTTCCTTGTCTTCTTCAGATAGATTATCTAATGAGTCGTCAATATCTAATGAGTCAAGTAAAGCATCTTTGTTCTCATCGATTGGTTCTATGTCTAGGCGGAGATCTGAGCCGTGGTCATGGTCTTCACGAGGTACGTCAGAGAATACGCTTGTGTCTTGGGATGAGCCTCGGTTTAGGGTTGTTTCGCTCATTTTTTCTTCCTTCTTGATACTGACAAAGCAATGGCAATGGCTTGGCGTTGTGGTTTCCCATGAGCCATTTCTGTTTTTATATTCCTTCCTATGTTTTTCTTACCTTTAAGTAGTGGCATATTGCCTCCTTTTTATTTTTACACCATAAATGACATGAGGGCAGAGCCTGAGGCAATTAAATATCTGATAATAACTATTCCAGACCCACCCGCTGCTCCTGCACCAGAAGCACCAGCACCACCACCACCGCCTCCACCAGTATTGGCTGTTCCAACTACTTTAGATGCTCCACCACCTCCATTACCTCCAGTTCCCAGAGTAGCATAACCACCACCGCCTCCGCCACCAGCATAGTAAACTGATGAGCCAGATATTGAGTTTTCTAGACCTACTCCACCATTTCCACCAATACTAATCTGAGCATCTGCTCCAACTGCTCCTGCTCCACCACCTCCTCCACCTGCTGCGCTAGTGTCTCCACGAGTCATACCAGCACCACCATTACTACCTTGAGACCCAGTTCCACCAGCAGAAGTTCCAGACAATAAACCGCCACCACCTCCGCCAGAACCACCATTTCTACCATTTACGCTTGTGTTAGTTCTGTATCCTCCACCTCCACCACCAATTGCCGTTACACTATCAAATACACTGTTTTGACCATCTCCTCCAAAGTTAATTGAAACACCTCCAGCTCCTCCATTTCCTATAGTAACTGTTTTTGCTCCAGGAGTAACATAGTAGCTATTAGAAGTTAAGTATCCTCCACCTCCACCACCTCCTCCAACATCAAGGCTTCCACCACCACCTCCACCAGCGACTACAAGATATTCAACTGTTCCACCACCAACTACAGTAAAAGTTCCACTTGTAGTAAATGTGTGAATTGTATAAAGACCACTTGTAGTAATTGTTCCACCTGTTGCTAGTTTAGAAAGTGCCATATCACACCCCCGCTATTGCTGTAGTTGCATTTACCACTGTATTTGTCGCATTTTTACAATAAAAGTTAATTGTGTCTGTTAAGAACTTCCCTGTACTCAAAGTAGGTGCAGTCTGGCTAGGCCATCTGACTTGTACTGCACAAGTATGTGTACCTGATTGTGAGCCTGATGTAGCGATATACGTTCCTGCTTGAGCGTTAGCCACTGAGGTACTGATATTGCCTGTTGTGGCGTTTACTCTGACGTAGTAATAGACCGTACTAGCAGTCACACCAGTAGGCAATGCACCAGTTGTAGTGAATATTACAGGAGTGAGAGTAGGAATGTCTTTATTTGTAGTTACTACACAAGGTGTAGCGATAGTCATGGTAGCCGTAGCCCCAAATGACGGCCAAGTGACCGTACGTGAGCCTGTAGAGTCTTGGATTAGATCTACTATCGTTACCTGACCTGTTGAGAGATTGGATAACTCTAGTGTTCTGTTGCCTCCCAAGACTACCTGGTGACGTGAGGTTGTACAGTCCATCGTGATTGTGGCTCCGTCGGTGTCGGTGGTGATGGCTCCTGATGTTTTAGATAGAACGGCTGAGCCTGTACCTGTGATTGTAGGACTTGTGATTGATTTGTTAGTTAGTGTTTGAGTTCCGTCAGGTGAGACTACCTTAGTTAAATCAAGTGTCCCATCAGTTGCACTAAAGCCATTAGCCAGAGTTTCTATGACGTTATTCCACATATCGGCCGATAGAACACCTTTAACAGATGCTCCAGTGGCATGACCTTGGGCTGATCCACCCTCTAGTCCACGATTAGCAAGGGGGATAGTCAAAGCACCACCTGACTTACCTGTGTAATAGGCGAGTTCCTCAGTTGCTAGACCCTCATCAATGATGACAAATCCACCACCTGCAAGAAAAAGGGTATCCGATGTGAGTGGAAAACTTGTATCGCTATTAGTTACGCCAGATGATAGCGTGGTACTAGCGTTGTTGCCTGCACTGCGTTGGTGAAATGTTACTGCCAAATTGACCTCCTTAAACCAAAATAGACAGACCTCTCGATCTGCCTGCTAGGTTGTTACTAGAATAGCTAATAATAAGTATACCACTTTTCATATTTTGAGTTTATATTGGTTTGTACGAATACGCTTAACTTTCTTAACTTTCCCTGCTAGGTTGAACTTAGATAGTGGTTTTACTGTTATTTTTTTGATCTTACCCTTAGCTGTACTAGCCTTGGTTCCTACTTTGCCACCTTTAAACTCTAAACTCTTGAGTTGTTTCTTTTGAGCAGAGGTGATTATGTCGTTGTTGTACATCCAGTCAACTACTCCAGATGATAGGATCTTTTGACCATTTACTTCTTTGGTTAGTGGAGCTACTTTCTGCAAGAACTCGTCATAGTTTTTAACACCTTGAACTTGGTCTTTGATGTATGCAGCCTTAGCCTCTGTGGCGTCTTTTGCGACTGTGTAGTATTCAGCGTCATCCTTGGAGATACCTAATTGTTTGAACGCTTCTACCTGGTCTGTGGGGTCTAGTTTGAGGATGTCATCGGCTAGTGTCCACCTTGCCTTGTCTTTTTTGACAGTTTCATAGTTTGTAGTCTCTGGCATAGATGTTACTTTGGATAGGTCGAGAGTATTTACATCGCCAGTTTTTTCATCAAAGTAGACATACTTACCAGTAGTTACTGCTGCAGACTTAGTATTGCCAGATTTTAGAGTGTCTTTGACTGCCGCTAGTTGTTTGTCGGATAATTGTCTAGACTTAATCTTGTCAAATAATGTTTGTTTGTCATTACTCTCCAGTACAATCTTTGATTGGTTATATCCAAGAGGAGTTTGACCTTCACGAAGGTATTTTTGTGCTTCTGGTGTTGACCATTGACCAAACAAAGCAGTTCTTACTCTATTTGCTGGTGTTTGTGGAATAGTGTATCTTACTCTACCGCTGGGCGAGGTCGATGCTCCCTGATTGTATGCCTTAATCCCCTCGTAAGACTTTTTGATCTGTCCGCCACCAGTGGGTAGGACAAATTGTAGTGGTTTCATAAGTTCTTTCTTGAGAGTTGATTCTCCGTTTACTACTGCCATAGGATTGGGAATAGCAGAGGTAATTGGTAATCTGCCTCCCGTGAATGTAGAAACAAATGGTAATTGGTCTGATACGTTGCCTACTAGATTTTTGGTAGCCTGACCCTTTTTCATATCTGGGTTAGTGTAGTCTTCATAAGTTCTCTGTCCTACCCCGATAGGATCAAATGCTGGTCTACGACCAGTAACCTTCTCATAGATATTGTTAAATAAGTATCCATATAAGAATAGTTGAGCTATGGCGGAAGTTGCGCCAACCTTATCGAAGTTTCTAGGAATATCCTTAGCCATAAAAGATAGTTGATTTTTTACTTCAAGTTGGAATTGCGTTATAGCTCCAAGTGTTTGAGAGTTAAATAGGGTTGGCATTTCACCCTTACCACGACCTGCCATTAGCTTTTTAGCCCATGAGTTTGCATAATCCATAGCACTGGATTCACTCATTCCTTTCTTAATCCCCTCAAGATATTTAGATCTAGTTACTACTTGAGACACAAAACTATCTACATTCTTAAATAACCAACCCGCCTTATCAGCCACGTTCTCGTATAGTGATTTGGCTAGTCTGTCTGTCCCATTCCTAGTAGTAAGAAAATCAGATGCTTGAATAAACCCGTCATCTTTACCTACATTCTTAATTGTAGCCATGATTGCGTTAAGAACGGATCCTTTGTCTGTAGTAGCTAGTGTTTGCGTTAGAGGAATAAAGTTAGTAAGAGCCGATGATACGTTAGCTCCGACCATGTTCGCCCCTACCTGTCTCTTAAGACCAGTAGCAGCCCCGTAAATACCACGACCCACAATACTTTCAGCCGCTCGGTCAATCATTGATTTCTTGCCAGCTATCCCATTCGTATATTCAGATAGGTTAGCCACAAAATTACTCAAGTGATTAGTTCCTGCATATTTTTCTCTAAGAGCTGTTTCAAAAGACCTTAGAGCTTGGATATTGTCTGTATGATAAATCTGGTTACTAGCTCCTTCAAGATATTTATCAATACCACCTATAGCATCACTCTTATAATCGCCACCAAGTCGCTGTAATGCAGCAGAGAAGAATGTTTTACCTGGCTTGAAGTCTGCCGTAAGTCCGTTTATATCTGTTGGTAAATCCTGTGCTTTTAGCGATACACCAAGTAAATCAAATGCTCCAGATAACTCTTGGAAGTGGTGGAAGTAGTCTTGTCGTTTGGGGATTGGCTCGTATCCATTTCTAGTTAGGACTTTGTTTAACTGTCCTAGATACTCATCATATTTACCACGAATAAACTCACTGGCTTTTATTATCTTTTCTGGATTGTTTGTTTGTTGTGATAATTGCTCTCTGGTTATATTCCCCTCTCCGTATTCCTGCACAAGCGAAGACTCCTTACTGCCAGCCTTAATTCCTAATTGTTTAATCTGCTCACGTTCCGTATTTAGGAATCTAGTGCGCTCTGCTTCTTTTTTATACACTGGTTCTAATAGTTTACGTTTTAACTCTGGTGCGTTTTTACCCATAACATCTTCAAAGTTACGATCCATTGTCTCAGTTCCAAGTGATAAAGCTGATTTATCTTTCCATCCATCAGCTGTGTCCATTTTGAAAGATGCTTCATTAGTGCTTCTTTTTATAGCTTGGTCTAGTTCTTTCTCTGCCTGCTTAACAGTTCTAGTCTGAGCTTCGCCAAAGACTGCCTTCTGCCACTCATCATCTAGTTTTTTTCTAGCTCTTACTTCATTGGCTGTATCTAGTTTCTGTTGCTTAGTAGATATTTTCTTAACTGTTTTGATTGTAGGCTCTGCGATAGCTGATGTAATAGACTTATCGCCAGTTGTTGCGGCGATACCAGCCTCATCTAGTTTAGTAATTGGATCTAGTTGTTTCTGTAGCTGTTTTACCTCTGTCATGTTTACTTTAGTTTCTGCCTTAGTGGGTAGAGATAGTGCAAAATCTATGGCTTCTGAGTCACCAATAATAGTTTGATCTGCCTCTCTTACACTAGATGTTACGCTTTCAACCAGTTTAGGATACTTGGCTCTTAGAGTTTCAATATCCCCACCTTGATCTAGTGATTTCTTAGCAACCAGCTTCAATTTGTTTATGTCTTTTATTTGATCGTTTGAAAAGTTGTCTCTAATTAGTTTGTTTTGCTCTGCTATAACTTGAGACTGTTCTAGTCCTTGCTGTGCCTCCATAAGTTGCTGTTTTAATTGTCCAGAGCGTTTGGGTAGGTTGCCAGCAGGGGTTATAATAGAGTCAGATGAAACAACTGGCTTCGGAGCTTCTATTTGTGTACTTGGTGTTTGCACTTCCTTGGTTAATCTTGGGGCTTCTTGTGTGGTTGGTCCGCTAAACTTCTCCCCATACACCTCTTTAAGTGGTCTTCTGATAGGGGTGGTTGGCTCTACTGCTAGTTTGGGGGTGTCTATAGTGGAGTTAAAGTTCTGCAAATCTTGTTCATCTACCCATTTATTTGGAGCTGTTTCAATTAGTCTTGTCTGAGATCTAACTGGTTTACCACCTGACTGAATAAAATCTTTAACGTGTTGTACAGCAATCCTAGCTTCCTCGGTACTTTTAGCAAACTGTCCACTAATAGGATCAAATAATTGACCTTTTTTATTGTAGGTTAGTCCCTCTGGGGTTGTAGTTACATCAACTTTAGGTTTGACTTTTATCGCTTTATTTAATGCCCCCATTGTTTCAAAGGCGGCAGGTAAAGCCAAAGATAGAGCTATTTCTTTGGGAGATAGATTCCGATTCTCAACTGTTTTGGCGTATAAGGCGTCTTCTGCAAGGTTTACAAGTCCACCTACTGCTGATTTAGCCAGTAATCCACCTTTAACTACAGGATTAGGCATACCACCGTACTTAAATCCTTCTCCAAATGATGTTCCTAGTTGTTCTGGTGAGGTTTGACCTGCAAATGCAGCTCCAAGTCCAGTACTTAAAGCTCCAGCACCAAGTGAGGCTACTGGTGCAGCAAGAGCTGAGGCATATAAACCAGTTCTAACACCCGATCCTACCAGTGCTTTCTGCTTGGATTGTGTTTGATTTGTAATATCTTGGAATCTCTGACTCTCTGATTGTAGTTGGGGGATCATTGAGCGAGTCATCTGTGCTGCTAGATCGGGTCTACCAGCCTCCCTAGTCATCTTAGCGGTCTGTAATGCACGATTACTAGCGTCTATGGCTTTCTGTGTGTCTAGTTGCATCTGACGGTTTCTAGCTGGCTGTTTAACAATAGCATCAAAGGATAACTTTCCAAATGTACCTACCGCATCAGCTACTGGTCTTAACGCACCTGAAACAAACTGTTGTGCTGGGCGTACTTGAACAGGGGCAAGAGACTGACCACCTACTCCGATTATCCCTCTTTGGTTTAGTTGATTGAGGAGTCCACCCTTAGCTAGTTGAATACCAGACATAGACTGATCTTGGTCAATCATTCCAGACAGCTTCTGTCCTATTGGTGCTAGTTTTTGTTTGTAGAAGTCAAAAAGAGACATGACGCCTCCTTTATGCGTTATATATTCCGCTACTTAGGGTGTCCTTGTAGAGAGGTGAGACTGTATCTGCCTGTAACCTCTTTTTTGGATCATAGACGCTAGTCTGTTGACCTTGTTTGTATTGCTCTTGAGGATTGAGTCCAGTCCCAGATATTTTACTAAGGTCAGCTGTTGGTTGTGCGTAGCTGGAGAATCCAGCAGTTGATGACGCTAGTCCACTCTTTGCAGCATTGATTTGATTCTGCCAGTTAGCCTGAGCTGTTCTAATCTCTGAAAGTCTAGATAAGACAGCTGCCTTAGCAGTTGCTACAGCGTCAGCTCTCTCACGATCACTAAATCTTAGATCAGTCTGGATCTTGCCCACAATGTCAGCATATTGTGATTCTAGTTGTTTAACTAGATTGGCGTGTTCGCTTGTCTTTTGAGCTAGGGCGTTGTCTAGTTCCTGAGTTCTCTGGATAAGTCCTTGCTGGAGATCGGCTTTCTGTGTTCCAAACTCAGACATTGGTCTACTTAGAATATCTCCTGCTGCACTACTTGAGAGGATACCTAAAGCTCTTAGGATATTACGGCTCTTACCCTGAGTTTGAGCAGCCATAGATCCAGCGCTTTGGATGTTTTTAGCAGTTGCGTTCTGTGCTGTTTGTTTCTGAGTATTGATTGTATTACCGTATTCATCAACTGCACTTTGAAGTGAAGATAGTCCCTGAGTTCTAGCGTTACCTGCTGAGGTTAGCTGTCCTCTTAGGTCTTCTGCGGCTCTGTCGTATTCGGTGTTTAGGGATTGGAGATAAGCATCAGCTTCAGACTGTGCAGCATTATTAGCACCAGCGTAGGGGTCTTGATAGGTGGAGGCTCCGAGGGTTTTACCACCAGAGCTGAGTGTTCCAGATGGTTTCGGAGCAGGCTGAGGACCATAATATGTAGGACCATATGGACTGGTAGATGTCGGAGCGGTTGGGGTAGAAGCAGATGGTTGAGATGGTCCAAATAGATTGGATCCACCCTGAGAAGATAATCCTTTATTTGGGGCAAAAATACTTTGAAGTTTCTCCGTAATTCCAAATTCGGGTGTTCCCCAGCTTCCTATTTGTACCATATTATTCTCTCCTATTGACCTATAATGTTATAATAGGTCTATGAATAAACTTTTAATTGCCTTTCTACTGGCGTGTGTGTACATGCTTTGGGCAATGTACCTATTAAATGCTCATTTTTGTTACTTCCCTTGGGTAGAGGATCTTGGTCCTGGTACCGTAGGTTGTTTCTATTCCTCTAAATAACAAAAAGACACCTATCTCTAGGTGCCTGCAAGTGATTTACTTGTGTAGCTAATTCTAATTTTACGCTAGTTAAGGGGGATGTCAAATACCCCTATTGTACGGTCTGGTATAATATATGAATATTCCCCCCGTAACGTAGTCCAACAACAACTAGCGGGGGGACTTGACTTCTTTTCTAAATTTGATAAACTTTAATAGTTGGACTACGTTAAAAACGAGCAAACACACCGAAAGGGGTGTTTTTTTTGGTTCAACCCCACCCTGAGCTAGTAGTAGCATGCTGTGGGTACCAACGGAAAAGGTGAACCGGTCAGCATAACTACGCCTGAGTGAAGTCTTATACTGCTTGGGAATAAGAGTAAAAGTGTGCGAGGGTTATCGTCACCTATCGGGCGAACCTCCCCTTTCTAGATACGTCTAGTTTTCGGGATAGTCGATTTAGTGCAAGAGATGGGGTCATCCCTATAAACTCTCAAAGAAACAAAGGGATTTAGTTCCTTAAGACTCCCTCGTTCGTCATACCTGCTTAGTATAAGAGAATGAGACTAACTAGCTACCCAGTCTTCACTATGTCTAAAGTTAGCTGACCTTGGTTTAGCTTTTAGATATGAAAGAAGTAGAGTAAATTTACCAGTCGTATTATTTGAGAATTTAAGAGCAAATGATCTTCCATCACCTACATCTGATAACTGCTTGATTGATCTAAGTAGATTTTCGTCTTGAGTAGATACACCAGTACCTACAGATACACCAAATAGGAAGCGAGTAAATACATAATGACTAAAGTTTATTGAAGGCTGAATAGTACTCAAAGCAATAGTTTTAGCAGTTGTGACTCCGTCTTTAATAATATCTAGGGTGATTGAACCTTGGGGTTGTCTTAGAAGTAGATCAATTCTTTTGAGTTTTTTATATGTGTTAGTCTCTCCAAATGAGACTGATTTGAGCGTGAAGTCTGCCGCTATTGCGCTGCCAAAATCATCATATCCAGTCAATGCTTCTTTAACATAACCCGAGCTATCACATCCATATAGTACATGATTAACTCCGTCCGTTCCTTTAAAGACAGTAAAGCAATTAGCTTTGATGTTAGACCACGGATACCACGCTAGACGTTCACGGTCATACACTAGGGCTTTTTCGTTCGTTGTTGAGCCTGATGGCGTATAGGAGAATATAACCAAGTTTTTATTGGCAACTTTTCCGTATACTGCTGACATATTTTGAATATATGCAGGGTCAATTGTTTGATAAATTGATCTAACCTTAGCTGAGAGCTCGTTAGTTCTTAGTACATCAAAGGAGAACCCAGCCTCGTTACCTACCGTGTAAACTCCAAACTCTGAGGCAAAGAACACATCATTCTCTACAGCTACGATTGATCTAGGGGCGACACACCCCACACCTGGGTTGACCTGAGTAACACTTGGTAGACCCGCTGAGGTAAAGGTAAACTGATAGATTGAGCGCTCTTTAAATACAAGTAATGAATCTTTAAACACAATCATTCCAGTACCAGCTTGACCATCATTCTTTGATACGTCAATAAACCCACCACCTCCACCTACGGTGAAGTCCTCAAGCTTGTCGCCACCACCTGAGTAGTAAAGCCTTGAGGGATTAGCAGTATCACCTAGGATAAATAGTGAGTCTTTGTATAAAGCAATGTACTTACCCTTTTGACCACCTGTTGAGTTACCCTCTGGTGTGGTGAAGAACTCGTTGGGAATATCAGATCCATTATCTACATAGGTTACCGTTCCATTTCCCTCTACATACGCCATGAAGTACCAGTGACCGTCTTTGTTGCCGTAGATGTTATACCCGATGGCTCCAGTTACTGCGCTCCATGTAACTGTTAGATAGATTGAGGCGGTAAGCTCGGCTACGTTCTGGGTCTGAGACATGGCAGCACTTGGAGTAGTCTCGCCATTAGCTGTAACCGTGGTTACTTTATATGAATAAGTGAATGTTCCAGCTCCCCCACCAGTTCTTGTAACACTTGAGATTGTTGGTGCGGTACGCTGGGTGAATGATTGAACTTGTGTACCATCATAATAGGTTAGGTTATCCGTCCCATTACATAGATATAACTTGTCATAAGCCACAATACCGTTTGTGTTAAGCCCTGTGGTGTATCCTGTGCCACCCGTGACGTTGGTTGGGGTAGTCCCCACATACTTCTGTAGATTAGTCCCTGCGGTTCTTAGGAGAGTTTTAGTACCATCTGATTTGTAGTATGGATAGAGTCCTGTGACCCTTGATCCACTACTTGTACCGTAGTACGCTTGACCGTCACGTGGACATTGGATTTTACCGTCTTCTACTAGTTGAATGTCTATTGAGTCGGCTATTTCAGTGTCTTTAATTTGAGTATTTGAAACAAGTTTATTAACACCTTTAATCCAGCCCTCTTGCCTAGACTCAAAGAATTTTTGCTTGGTTCTTGGTAGGTTAAATTTGCGCATATCAATACATGCCTATTCCTTGGTTTTTAATAGAGTTCTCTATCGCACCAAAGGAATAAGTTTGATTGACGCTAGGTGCGTTTTCTACACTTGTGGCTTCTTCCAATATTTGTTCAGCCAGAGACTTTTGGGCGATAGCTTTATCATCTTCTTCCTCAGACTCATAGATCTCAGATAGAGCTAGTCGAGCTAGTGCTTCTGGTTCTACAAATGAGACTGCATCAGTGCTTGCGGTTCTTTCTGGTGGTGTCCAGTAGTATGAATAAGTTATTGTATCTGTTACTGCTGGAATAGGATTAATGTGCATTTTCATAAGATCATTAGCTGCGTCGTACCATGTATAAACTACTTGCTCTGCACTGTTTCTGTTTACTAGATTTTTGTATTTATTGTAGTCAACTATCTGGTAGCGGTGAGACTCATCAGTTCCATTTACAAAGACCTCAGTTAGCCCTTTTGTACGCATTGGATAGGTTGCAGAACCTATTGTTTGATCGTTAGTTCCAGATCCAGCCATTGTCTGATTAGGTAGAAGATACATTGACCAGAATCTACGATTAGCAATATCCTGTTCTTGACGTGAGATTGCCCGAATACGCATAGCGTCAGAGTTGACCGTCGTTTCACCACGATAATCAGAGATGATCTGTAATATGTCTGAGACTAATCCTTTATATTGAGTTGCCATTAGAGCCTCCTTTTATTAAGCGGCTGTAAAGATACCATTTTGGGCAATGTTGCGCCATAATGTTCCATCACAAACTAGAGTGATACAGTCACCAATTACTGCAGTAGCTTGAGTATGAGTCAAAGTTGTACCAGTTATTGCTGCGCCAGTAGCGTTAGCTTTAGCTTTGATAGTTCCACCAGTTACCGTAAATCCTGCAGTAGTATTACCACAAGTGAACGTGTAATAAAGACCATTAGCTGCGGTTGGAAGTGTCCACGATGGTGAGCCTGAGGTAGAGGCATTGTTAAATACTTGCCCTGATTGAGCTGCGGTTAGTACAACTGTTGCACCTACTGCGGCACTGTCGGTTACAGTTCGGAGTTGGGGACCAGTTGGGGCTACTGTAAAAGTAACAGCTCCAGTAAACGTATCTCCTTGAGTATTGGCTGCGTTGTTAATGGGTAATCCACCTGCGTATACGTTTGTCATAAAGTCCTCCTTATAGCAAAAAAGACACTCATTCCTGAGTGCCTGCTAATTTATATTAGTGTAGCTTGGTTTAGTATACCACTTTTACTAACACGTCCATAGCGAGTTATATGCGTCGTTGAATTTATAGATCCTTTTCTCAAGATCTTTTGTTTCTTTGACGTACTTGTAGGCGTTAGTTACTAGGGCGTCTCTCAAATCCTTACTATCAATTAGTCTCTTTAGATTGATATACCAGTCATCTAGTGTAGGTGAGAGTAAGCCAGTCTTATTGTGTTCAATTTCCCACTTATAGATTGTGTTTGATGCAACCATTGGGTAGTGAGCAATACTAGCTTCGAAAAACTTTATAGCTGATTTATTTAGGCAAAATTCAGTATCTCTCAGTGGTGCAATGGCTATATCTAGTGAAAGCGAGTGTAACTTAGCAGGATAACCGTCAAAGGGTACACCCATCATCACCTCACTTGGTAGTCCCTCCATTAGATCAGCGACTCTAGGATCCCCCACAAACACTAACATTAGGTTTGGATACTCTGCGTAGAGTTTATGTAGCGCAGGTAGGATCATCTTAATATCTTCTAGGTGTGTGATTGACCCGAAGTATCCTATCCTTATTTGATTGGGGTTAGTATTTGGATGTTTATCTGGGAGATCCCACCTTTTCATATCCATGTAGTTGGGTAGTACGACTACTTTATCGTTGTATTGCTTGAGATTATTAGCCAGGTAAGGTGTGGTACAGGTAATCATGTCCGCCATACCTGCTGTGATCTCGATAATCCTACTTGCCCCTACTATGTCATGCTGTTTCTTGTGGGGATTATCATCCTCTACCACTATTCTGTCATCTTGCTCGAGGACTAACTTTTTTCCTTGATCTTTGTAATAGGCAATCATGGCGATGGCCTGTTTATCCACACATCCTTGTAAGGTTACACAATCTGCCCACTGTATGTCTTCCTCTTTGATACCGTTTTGTGGGAATCTGATCTCATAGTCCATGTATTTAGCAGGATCTTGTAGTCTCCACTGAGCTGAGGCGCTAGAGTTGGTGTACATGACTAGCTTTTTCATATGAAGTCTAGGTTTTTAATAGTAATAATCTCGTTCTCGTGACCTTTGCGACAGGTTGCCCGCTTAGTGGTGATCTCTTGGTTACCTTTGACCTCTACCATCTCTTTCCAGTCTGTAACAGGCTCAAAGCAAGCATGGGTAGGGAATCTCTGACACGTTTTAAGTACGAAGTTGATAGGTGTCCACTCTGGTTCTTTGACAACTTCTTTTATTACTTTTTTTCGCATACCCTCTCACTAGCAAAACACCACTTCTGTCCATGTGGAATTTTCATAAGATTAACAAAGCAAGCTCCTATATCATTTTGACTTGGGGGTGACATGTGACCGTGTAAAGCAATATCACTTTCTTGTGGGATTGGTTCATAGATTGAATGAGTATAGGTATAGACCTTCTTAGTCTTTAACATCTTTGGATTGTTCTTATCTACTGCCCCCCACCATCCGTTCTCATCTAGCACGTCCACCACTTCCTGGTTCCACAACCAGAATGGAGCTTTAAATCCTTTGACGTAGGGTAGGTCATCATGCCTGAAAGCCTCATCAATCGCCTGTAATGATAACTCAGCAGCTTTCCTATCTGCTTTCTCAAACTCACTAGGGATGTGCATAACTCCATGTGGGATTAGCTCTATCCAGTCTAGGTTATCTTTAAGGAGTTTTAGTTTGGCTTTACGCTGAAGGGATAATTGTGTCATTTCTGCCTCGTAGTCGTAGGGGATGTAGAACAGTGAGACTTTTAACTCTGGGTAGTGTTCCTTGAGCTGTAATAGGAGATCATACCTATTACGCAAGATTGATCCATCGTCTATGTCAAGGCTAATCATTGATTGTCCTCACAATAGTATCTAAATCAGATTGCGTCATATCGGGATTGATCCCTATGTATAGTCCAGTCTCGTGTATTTTGCGTGCGGTTGTAACCCCAGTTGTTTTAAAGTTATAAAAAGGTTGTGAAGTTAGGTCACCGCCGACTATTGGTCGTACTTCTATTTTACCACTACATCGTTTAACTAGCTCGTCACGCTCTTTTGAGGTCTTACAAATTATGGGGAAAGCAAATGCTGAATGTTTGGTCATCCAAGTAGGATTTATGGTTCCTTTATTGATATGCATGAGCAAATACTGATAGATTGCCACTCTTTTATCAACTATTTCCTTGAGGTAGGGGAGCTGTAATAGCCCTAGAAAGCCCGCAATCTCTGTTGGCCTAAGATTGTACCCTAGAGAATAGAAGGTATAGCGTGAATAGAAGGAATTTTCTACTTTATACTGTTTTCTAATGGTGTTTTGTGTGCGAATATCTAAATTTCTGTCCCAACCATGTGCTCTAACTATCCTAAGCTCACGAGCCAGCCTTTTATTGTCAGTACAAATCATTCCGCCCTCTATTGTGGACATATGGTGACCTACATAAAATGAAAAAGTAGAAGCCATACCAAAGTTTCCTAGTTTTTTACCTTGATATTCAGATCCAAGACTCTCGCAATTATCTTCTATTAAAATAATATGGTTATTTTTACAGTGTTTTACAATATCATCCATGTTTGTAGGACAAATCCCCAGAAGATTTGTCATAAATAAGCAATTTATATTCTTTGGGACACTGTTTATATTTAAAGATCCACTCATTACGTCAATTGGTACTGGCTTAAGCCCTAGTTGTATCAGTGGCATGACCGTTGTAGACCATCCAAGAGCTGAGAATCCTACTCTGTCTCCTTTAGCTAGATAACCCATGTTAAGAAGTGCTTGTACAACTGCTAAATTAGCACTTGACCCTGAGTTTACAAAGATTGAGTCATCTCTACCCTGCCATTTACTAAACTCTTTTTCAAACTGCTCACACTTCTTGCCAAATGATAGCTGTTTAGCCCAGAGAATAAACCAAGCTAGCCTAATCTTTGTCCAAGTCTCATGATAGAAGGTGTTTTTGATTAGTTTTATCATCTGGACTCCATTAAATATCTACATACTTGATCTCTGACTGCGTAATGAGTAGGAGTTGCACACTGTCCTTCCTCTTTTTCGCCTATTTCAATGACTCCACAACCTTTAACGATAGGTAAAGCGTAGTTTTGCTCTTTGAATGCGTAGCGGTTTCCTAAACAAAATAGAATATCATCCACATACTTGTCGGGTATTATCCCACGATTATTCAGGTAGAGATTTACCGCCAAACCAACTACACGCCTAGGTACTAGCCATGTACGAATCAACATATCAACTGGCTCTAATTTGTCCCCACGATCAATCGTAGTGCCTTGCGTATACGGGTGGGGGGTATCTGCCATCCTTGACCCTTCAAATCCTAAGACTGATTGTGGATAACTTTGTGCATAACCTAGCATGTACTTGATGGTATCTGGCTCTGTGCATAAGTCTGAGTCTTGAAAGAAAACATAATCAGTATCTAGTAAAGCACCTATCATGTTCCTGGCAATCACAGGGAAGGGTTTGTTAGATCTCAGGATAATACAATCAGGGTCATCAAACTTAATCTCAGGGTTATCAATAAATACTAGGATCTTATCTACCTGTCCTTTAAGAGCGTTTACAATCTTAGGGGCGTTAGGTTCGTCTCTGTCTGTGTAGTGTAGTAGGGTGCAGGCTGATACGCTCATTTATCTCCGTATGCTTTTTGTTTTTCACTTTTTCTGCGTTCAAAGTACTCAGGGTAGGCTTTGTGCTGTCCCTCAGTTCCTAATAGATGCTCCGCATAAAAATTTTCGAGATAACAATGCAAATAACCTCTGGTACGAAGGTAGTTAGATAGCTCTAAGTCCTGTACTCCGTGGAGAGTAGACCTCTCATCCCACCTAAAGTCTTTGTAGGCGTTAGCATCAACAAAATGCACTATCCCTCCGATGTGTCTAGTGAGTCCCAAGTATTCTCCTTTAACCATTCCATAATCTTCTCGTGGTGCGCCACCTGGATTATCTTTAAGTCCTTGAATATAGGGAGACATGACTAACATGCGATTAGCCTTCCATAAATCAACCATTCTCTTGAGCCAGCCTTTTGTTAAGAAGAAAGCATCGTTGTCTACTTTAACTACAATATCAAACTTCCCGTTGATCTCTTTAAGAGCTTGATTAGAGGCAATCGAGATGCCCTTGTTGTCCTCGTTAAAAGTTATATTGGCCTGGTGTTTGACTGCATATTCTTTAAGATAATCTTGTGTACCGTCTGTACTATGGTTATCCACAATAAAATGCTTGAACTTGTAGTCTGCTGTGGCGTGTAGGGAGTCAAAACATTTCTTAGTTAGCTCTAGCCTGTCATAAGTTATAGAGAATACGGCTACTGTAGGTTCTTTAACTGGTGATAGATGTGGAACGTTAATCTCACAATCCATAGGATCCCACGCAGGTACACTAAATCCCTTCTCATCCTCTTTACGGTTACTTTTAGAGTGAGGGTAGACATGGTAGTCAGTTATAACTAGTGGTACTCGCTTGAATTTGTATCCTGCCTTACACATCCTGACCCATAGGTTCCAGTCAACATACTTCTTATATCTCTCGTCAAATCCACCCACTTCAAATATAGCTTCACGCTTAACTAGAACGTCTGATGTGTCAATATAATTACGTCTTAGCATTAGGAAAGGGTCAAAGTCATGGAATATACCGATAGATACGGACTTTTCTTGGTCAAAGATCCAGCGATCTCCATAAACCACATCAACTCTGGTCTTCTCGATCTCATTGAAGAGGGATTGTAGGTGGTCTGGTCTATAAACATTATCTGAGTCTAGGAAAGCAACAAAACTTCCAGTAGATTTCATTATGGCTTCATTCTTGGGTCGAGTATCGTTTCCAAAATTAGTATCTCTATGGATATATTTAATCTTTGGATTATTAAAATCTTTAACCATCTGGTTAGTACCATCTTTACTAGCATCATCACAAATCACTAGCTCCCAGTCGGTGAATGTTTGAGCAATTACACTTTCAATTGCTCGCTTGCATAGTTCTTTTCTGCCATCGTGAGTGGACATGATTACAGATATTTTCATTTGACCTCCCATTTAACTTTTTTACCATGATTGTCTGTTTTTAGGTGGCAAGGTCGGCATAGAGTAACCCCATTGTCTATTGCGTAACGAAGTTCTGGGAAATTATGCCATGATTTTATGTGGTGAGTCTCTATATTTTCAGTTGAATTACAAATAACACAAGTATGATTATCTCTTTCAAATACAGATTTTCTCCATAACTTATATTCTATTCTCGCCATATCTCTTAGTCTGTCATTTGCCACATTTACTGAATAACCAGTAGTCCAGTGGTTGGCGTTCTCTCCTCTTAGGAGCGGTAATGCTTTACCCTTATTGGGGTTCTTTTGATTGGCGTGAGACTTGCTAAGTATTTCTGTGTGTTCTTTACTTTTACCTATACATTTATGACATAAACCATACTTAGACTTGTTAGTTGTTAGTTGCTCTCCACAACTACTGCAATTTGGAAATTTAAGCATATATTTATATTTAGGATTATTCATGTATTCTTTCATAATTATTCCTCGTCTGGCATGATTGAACCCAGACAATCTTCAAACGAAATGAAGTTGTGTTTAACTCCCTCGTACATCATTTCCATCGTATGCCAGCGCATCATAATTAAATCCCCGACCTGTGCAGGAGCCTCTACAATCGCACCGTTAGTAAAGATTTTATCTTTACCTACTGCTACGACTATTCCACGGTTAGGAGAGTCTACAGCGCCTGTTTGTACGCCCTCAGGTAGTATCACACCGCCATTGGTCTTTTCTTCTTTGATGGGTCTGACTAACATGAACCCTGGGGACGGGATAAACTTACCCATAACGATACCTCCATTTAAGTATTTATCTAATTGTTTCTCGTAGTCGGATTTTTCTTTAGCTAGTCTTTGTTTTACAAACTCTGGCTTATCTTTTAAGAACGCTTCTTTGCGTGACTGCTCCCACTCTCTAGCCTCTGGGTTATTCTTTAATTCTTCAGCACGAACTTCGTCAAATGCCTCTGCGGCTTTTCTAGCAATCTCAGGATCAGGGTTAGTTAAATCTTTTTCATATTTAGCCCATTCGGGCTTGTAGGCTAAATTGACCATATGTACTTCTAATTATACCACCTACTAAAACAGCCTCTTGTTTAAGGAGGCTGTAATAGAAATAACATTTACTGTTGTTATTAAGCAGTTGCACTAACTGGAGTGTTCATGTTGACCATGAAGGAACTGTTAAGCATAGCGGCACCGAAGGTTGTTTTCCAGCCAGCGGTTGCTACTTTGTCGGTTGGATCTGCTGATCCAGCTGAACCAAAGCTCTTAACATAAGTCTTGAGACTTTGTAGTTCAGTTACACCAAACGCTTCACGACCCATGAAGGAAGTGACGTAGATGGAACCAGTAGCGGCTACACCTGTGCGTGGTACAGCTGCATTGGTGGATTCGAGGAATCTAACACCCATGAGTTTACCAACTTCACCGGTAAGTAGTTTACTGGCGTTAGCATCCGTGTATTTGTTAGCGTCAATCCAGCCACCAGTTGTGGTGTCAGACTGAAGATCAAACAATACATCAGGATGAATAACGGCTACCCAGTTTCCATCAGGAAGTTGCATAGCATCTTGACCTGCGAGGAAGCGGTTAGCTTTTCTCACACCTGCAATCGTCATGGTGGCAGTTGCTGGGATTGAAGTCCATTGAGCGGCTGTGATACTACCAGGAATGGTAGCAAATGTGCCACTTGCTTGAATTTCTTTCTTAACAATACCATCAATGGATTTGCCTGCGTTGTAGGCTAAGCGTTCCATAGCGGCTTTCATTACATCACCAAAAGAGGTGTATGCAAGAATATCCGAGATAGAAACAGCTGCGTCGTACTGAGCAGTTGATCCTGTGACGTTGGTAGCAGTCATAGAGACGGCGGTCGTTGGAACGCCCTCACCTT